AAGTTATTTAGAAATGATTATGTGGGTGTCAGCAGGTTCTACTTGGAATAGTCGAGCAGGCGGAATGCAGGCATTGCAAAACAACACTTTTGACATCTGGGGCGTACAAGTTGAACAAGGTTCAGTCGCTACCGCTTTCCAAACTGCAACAGGAACAATCCAAGGAGAATTAGCCGCTTGCCAGCGTTACTACTGGAGAACACAAAACGCAGCAGCCTTCACATCTCACGGAAATGGATTTGGTGAAACAACTACAGTTGGGGCAATAAACATAGTTTATCCAATCACTATGAGAGTTGCGCCAACAAGTTTAGATTATGCTAATTTAGCCTTAATAGATTCAGGAGGTGCGTTGGCAGTTACTTCCGCAAGCCTTGTGCATATAAGTGCTTTAATTGCAAAAATTAACGCAACAGTAGCAAGCGGTGTAACAGTAAATCGTCCTTATTTTTTAATAAATAATAACAATACTGCTGGCTATGTCGGCTTTAGTGCGGAGTTGTAAAATGGATAATGTAACCTTTATTGACATCACAGACGCAATCTCAGGCGAAATTGTAAAACACGCAGTTATTGACCGAGGCAACGGGGAATATACCTCAATGCCTAAGTCAATCTATGACGAGCAACAGGCACAGGCGGAACACTTCACACCGAATCTCACCAGCGAATAGGCGTGTCGCGATCGCAGAAGCGTCGGCTTGATCTAATCTAAAGGCATGGAACTCATACCGATAGAACAGATAGAAGAGCAGCTGCATAACCGATACAAGACCAGCGGATTCTCCGAAATGCTTTGGAAGCAAGATCGACAGATTATGCACCGACTCAAAGCACACCCGGCCCTGGCCACATACGCCGACTGCGAGCGCGTCATTTTGCAGGCAACGAAGCAATCGACCCGAGCTCATTATGTTTCGCGATTGCGATCCATTTACAAGGCCCTGAACAAGATGAACCTGGTCAACGGCAATAACCCGGCAGCCGAACTGCCACAAGTAAAGCCAGGCAGGGGCGTACCGAAGCCAGTAACAAAGGCCGAATACGAAAAACTCCTGGCAGAAACCAAGCCCTTATACAGAGATTGGTTCATTCTTGGCGGAATGGCAGGCCTGCGAGCGATGGAAGTGGCCAACATAAGGGGCAGCGACCTAATCGAAAGCGAAGAAGGCGCGATGCTTCGAGTTTTGGGCAAGGGCAACACCGACCTGATCATTCCCATTGCACCCAAAGTAGCCGAGATGATCCGATCGCACCAAACCCTTGATCGCCTATGGCAAGTAACACCAAACAAACTCTCATCAAGAGCAGCCAAAGAGATGCGACGCATTCTCGGGCCAAACGCGAAACACTTTCACTCACTCCGCCATTATTTTGCTACCACAATGCTAGAAAAATCAGGCGGAGATTTAATCGCTGTGAAAGAATTGATGCGACATACCAGCGTTGCAACAACACAGATATACACGCAACTCGCACATGGAAGAACAAGATCGCTAGTAAATATGCTTGAATAGGAGCAACAATGGGAATCAGCACCCGGCAAGTCACCGTAACCACATCGCCAACGGCACTCGTTGACGCAACCGCCGAAGCAGAGATGGTCTATCTTCACAGCTCAAGCGGCCAATGCTTTATTGGAAACAGCGATGTAACCTCAAGCACCGGATACAAGATGGATAACGGCGACAAACTCAGCATTGAAAATAAAGCAAACGGAATCTGGGCGATTACGGCTTCAGGAACCGTCACGATGCAAGTGATGGCGATCGGAAAATGACAGCGCAGGATTACGCAGCTCTGACCGTTTCGATCCTTACGATCGCCGGCGCATTTGCAGCGATCACCCGATGGCTCGTAAAGCACTATTTGGCAGAATTGAAGCCCAATGGCGGCAGCTCGGTAAGCGATAGAATTTCGAGAGTAGAAAGCAGAGTCGACGAGATATACAGCCTGCTTCTAGAAAATAACAAATCTAAGAGGGGGAAAATGTGAATCAAAGAGACAAGATGATCCAGATCGCGCAAGCAGAGATCGGATACATCGAAGGGCCAGCCGATAACCAGACGAAATACCAGAAGGCAAACCAAGCATGGTGCGGCGCCTTCGTTAACTGGGTGGCAAAACAGGCCGCCGTACGAATTCCAAACTGCGTCTACACCCCGGCAGGGGCAGTCGCCTTTATGGATAAGAACAAATGGCAAGACGCAGCTACGGCAACGCCAGAGCCGGGCGATATCGTCTTCTTTGATTTCCCAGGCGACGCGCTCGACCGGATCAGTCATGTCGGGATCGTGATCAAGGATAACGGCGACGGAACCGTGACCACGATCGAAGGCAACACCAGCCCCGATAAGAAGGGCGATCAACGCAATGGCGGCGAAGTTTGCCGTAAGATCAGGGCGTACCAGAAGAAGAACCGAGGCAAACTCAAGCCATCAATGGCCGTCACCATTGTCGGTTTTGGAAAGCCAACCTTTAAGGAGACAGAATGAACAAGCCAGCACTTGAAGCAATTATCAAAACATACCTCCGAGCAGCAGCAGCAGCAGCCGCAGCTCTTTATTTAGCAGATCCAAACCAGCCAGCGAAGAATTACTTGGTAGCCGGCCTAGCAGCGATCGCAGGGCCAGTTCTTAAGGCGCTCGATGGCAAGGCAACCGAGTTCGGACGCGGAGCGAAGTAATTGATGAATCGGGGGGATATTCTTAAAGAAGCAGCACGCCTGACATCGAATGATCGCCAGAACCAGTACGGCGACCCACATACAAACCACCAAAGAATTGCAGAGCTCTGGACGACATATCTGGAAACACAGATCAAGCCAGAGCAGGTTGCAATTTGCATGGCGCTGGTCAAAATTGCACGCTTGATGCAAACACAGAGCGATGATTCATTTATAGATCTAGCCGCATACGCAGCGATAGCCGGCGAGATTGCGAGCAACCGATGAACAAGATGATCATCCTGGTGCCAACTCGCGGCCGCCCAATGAACGCAACAGCCCTGCTTGCAGCTCACGAAGAGCTTTCAGCAGCAAGCGACCTGCTCTTCATCATTGATGCAAACGACCCGGAGCACGATCAGTACCACTTCGAAGTAGGCGCAGAGCGCTGCATGACGATCGAGAACCAAACCCGAGGAATGGCTTACCCCATCAATAAGGCAGCCAACGCGATCGCAAAGCAAAACAAGTATGACTTCTTCGCCTTCTTAGGCGATGACCACCGCCCACGCACAGCCGAGTGGGATTTACAGCTGATGGCGGCGATGCAACAGCGGCCGTCAATGGCCTACGGCAACGACCTTCTGCAAGGCAAGCGATTGCCAACCATGATCGTGATGACAAGCGACATCGTAAAAGCGCTCGGTGGAATGGTTCCGCCGAATATGAAGCATTTATACCTAGATAACTTCTGGAAAAAACTAGGAGAAGATTTAGGAGCGCTGACATATTTAGACGACGTGATCGTTGAACATATGCACCCGGTTGCAGGCAAAGCCGAATGGGATGAGGGATACAAGGAAGTCAACGCGCAAGAGGTTTATTCATTCGATGCGCTTGCCTACCAGAACTACATTCAAAGCGAAGCCTACGAAGCGCTCAAGAAAAAACTTCGCCGATGAAGCAAGTGATTGCTTATTCACTCTACGGATCCGATGCCAGATATATGATCGGCGCAATCAAGAACGCACTTCTAGCACAGAAGCACTTCGCCGGATATGACATCCGCTTCTACACAGGCGCCAGCGTTCCAGATTGGACGCGAAGCACCCTGGCACTTATTCCAAACGTGCAGCTCGTCGAATGCGATGGCCCCGAAGATCACACAGCCAAACTCTGGAGATTCAAGGCCCTGGCAGATGACCAGGCAGATGTGGTTCTCAGCCGCGACACAGACGCCAGGCTTACCAGAAGAGAACGCCTTGCACATGAGGACTTTCTAGCCAGCAGGCTCGACTTTCACATTATGAAAGACCACCCGATCGGCCACAATTACAAGATTAGCGCCGGAATGTTTGCAGCTCGCAAGGGCGCAATTCCAGAGATCGCACAGCTCATAGAAGAGCAGGCTTGCAAGGATTACTACACACAAGACCAGGACTGGCTTGCAGAGCAGATATGGCCCCGGATCAAGGACAACTGCCTGATTCACGACGAAACCTACGACACGCAGGCCGAAGGCATTTCAGCGGTGAAGCCATTCCCGATCAGCAAAGAAGCAACCTTGCACCACATCGGCGCAGCTTTGGATGAGAACGATCGGTACATATTCGACATAGATCGACACAGGGCAAAGGCCGAAACCGGCAGCGACAGATATCTGGCAGAATGGCTCGCATGAAGATATTGATCACAGGGGATGCCGGCTTCGTAGGCCGGGCATTTCACAGAGCGCTCGATAACAAGGGCCACGACATCACAGGAATCGACATCGCAAACGGAATCGATTGCAGAGATTTCTTCAAGAAGGACGACACCAGATACGACGTCGTTATTCACCTAGCCGCCATCGTCGGCGGCCGAGCCACGATCGAAGGCAACCCTTTGGCCGTTGCCACCGACCTGGCGATCGACAGCGATATGTTCCAATGGGCGATAAGAACAAAGCCCAAGCACGTCGTTTATTTCAGCAGCTCGGCGGCTTATCCCACTTATTTGCAGCGCTTGGCATACAAGCAAACACTTCGAGAGAACGACATCAATCTCGATCATATTCGAACTCCAGACTTGAGCTACGGATGGGCCAAACTGACAGGGGAAACCCTTGCCAGATATGCCAGGAACGAAGGCCTCAACGTCACCGTTCTGCGCCCATTTAGCGGCTACGGATCCGATCAGGCCCTGGATTACCCATTCCCATCCTTGATCGAGCGAGCAAAGCGCAAAGCCGATCCGTTCGACGTTTGGGGAACAGGCGAGCAAACCAGAGATTTCATCCACATCGACGACATCGTTGCAGCTACATTCGAAGCGGTAAAAAACAAAGTAAAAACTCTCAATCTTTGCACAGGAAGAGCCACGTCTTTCATTCAATTGGCAGAGATGACGATGTTGCAAGCCGGATACCTGGCCCCGATCAGGAAGCACCCAGGCAAGCCAAGCGGCGTTGAATACAGAGTCGGCAATCCGACAAAGATGCTCGAAATTTACAAACCAAAGATAAGCCTGGAAGAAGGCATCGCAAGAGCTCTCGCAGAATAAGAAAATCCCCCATCGCCGTCTACAAAGCGATGGGGGATTTTCTGCACCCTAGATCAGATCGGACGGATCCCGAATCGGTCGCATTATTCGAGCGATCTGCCTGTTACCCCAGAAAACGAGCAACCAGGTAGGAAGAGTGGGAACGCGCAGCTCCTTCCGGGGCAGCAGCACGATCAAGAGCGACCAGAATCCAAAGAAGAAGGCAACAAGGCACCAGAAGAAAATACGACGGCCATAGGCCAAAGCCAGGATGCCAGCGATCGGTACAGCCAGCAGATTCCACCAGCTCACTTAATGTAGGCCTTGAGCGCATCGACGATAACTTCAGAAACAGACTTCTCATCGGCGGCGGCTTTTGCTTTGACAGCAGCCCACAGCTGATCAGAGACTCGGACAGAACGCGCCTTCTTAACGGCCATCGGAGATCACCCCGTCGATCATGCCAGAGCAGGAACCATAGCCAGAACCAGTCCAGCAGAGATCGCGAGTGCCATACGTCAAAGCCACCAGTGCAACCAGGGCGATGACAAGGGCGACGCGACGGCGACGGACAAACTTGCGATCCATTCTCATGGCTTCACCTGGCGCAAAACTTCCAGATACGAAGGAAGAGCAGACAAGACATTCACCATAACCGCCTCCATTAATTCAGGATCCTGCGAATCCGCTGCGTCGACAAGATTGCGACCAGCCAATTCCATAGCCTCATTAATATCAATAAGAAGAGCTTTCATTGCACCCATTTATTTATCCCCATTCGCTAGTTGAGCCTCAAAGCAAGGCAGGCAGACGTTTATTTTCTCGATCGATCTAAATGTTTCTTTGCATCCGATACAGACGCATTCATGCATCTCATACCAACTCATCACTTCGCCCCCGTCTTGTAATTGCAACTTGGGCATTCTTCGTAGTGCAAGAACTTCCCACGATCCCAAACATAGATCGAGCACCCATGCATTTCAGTCTGGCACTTAGGGCAGAGATTCATGCGAGCCACTCCTTCGCAATCGCAACAAGGACAGAAGAAGAAACCATCTGACCCTTGAATGAAGCTTGAGCAGCAACGCCATAATTCTCAAACTTGTAAATATGAAGAGTGCCATCTTCGACAGCAAAGCGAACACCGTTAGTGAAAATTAAACCGCGAGCATAAGGAACAGAATCGTAATAACCAGGAGCAACAAGATCGACGCCGCACCATTTATTATCGATAGGAAGATCGCACTCGCCAGTCATTGCAAGCTCGGTAGCAGCTTCAACGATTACATCTTCAAGGTTTAGAACTGACATTATGCAACCACCTTTGCAGCTTTACATTCATCGCACCATTCTTCAGGTGTTGATGCCCAACCCCATAAGCGAGACTTATTCGTATCTTGAACAATTCCACCATGTGCTTCACACATCAAAAGCCACTTGCCACCATCTTCAACACAAAGACCTTCTTCTTCAGTTAAGCAAAGTGTGACTTTCACATCTCCAACTTGCTTTGTTTTCATTTTCTTACCCCCCACCGGCTGAGACATTCGCTCTTTGCCGATAAGAGAATCTTGGCATACGTACGGACAAACAGCAATACAAAACCACAAAATGAAAGTGAACTCCTGCGGTGTTATTCCTGTGAAAGCCAGGGCCGTAGGCGTGGGATAGGCACCAGGAACCAGCAAACGGCGTGTCGGCGACCGATCAGGACCAGAGCAAGGCACAATAAGCCGACCAGGGCCAAAGGGCCACCAAACAAGGGGGAACCAATGCAAACGCAATATCTGATCTTCGCCGGGGCCATAGCCGCCTGCGGAATTCTTTATTTATTACTCAAGTTCGGAGACGATCCGATTGCCAAAGAGATCGAGGAAGCACAGCAGTACGAAGGCAAGCAGAAGCGGATCAAGAAGGCGCTCGAAAAATGAGTTTAGATCGACGCCCACTCTTTTCAGTACACACCAACGATGAAGGACGCATCGCTTTATATTTAGAAGAACAGGATGCCGTTCTAGATCTGCTCGAAGAAGCAGGTAAGGAAGCCAACGGTGACTACATCGCAGCTCTGACACAAGCCGGAGAAGGCATCAAATTATCAACCGACATCGGATGGTTGGAATATGACAAGTTGAGACAAGCACTTCCGGACACAGTTTTATTGATCGCATCGATGAGCGAAAACGAAGCGCTTGATTTAGCACAAGACATCGTGCGCAACGTTGCAGCTCGCAGAAGCCCACGATTGGAGCTCGTAAAGTAAATGGCAAACCCAAACGGACGCAAAGGCGCATTGTTCGAAACCGCAGTGATGAAGTGGTTGCGATCCGTTGGGGCCACAGCTGAAAGATTGACGAAAGCCGGCAGCAAAGACGAAGGCGATATCGTCTGTATTATTTCAGGCCAAACCTTTATACTTGAACTCAAGAATCGCAAAGCGATATCGCTTCCAGCCTTCTGGGAAGAAGCAACAACAGAAGCGACTAACTACGCCAAAGCGCGTGGATTAGAACAAACACCCCCGGCGTATGTGATTATTAAACGACGCAACGCCGGCATTGAAAAAGCCTGGGTGGTAGAAAACCTAGAGCAATGGATCAAGAGGAACCAATGATCCGTCCGCAACTATTTCTCAACACGATCCCTTTATTCGAAAACGCACTTT